CATTTTAAAGAGTTGAACTGTTCAACAAACTCTTGAAAATACTGAAAATAGTATCTTTACAAATTATGCTTTCTTATGATATAATATAAACATCAAATCGCTATTATGCTTATAAATAGGCACAATAGCGATTTTCTGTTACTAATTTGTTATTAGTTCAAACCCAAAAATCAAATTTTATAAGTTCAATTGCTTCTTTTAATTCTTCAAAAGTTTTGTGGGTGTAAGTTCGTTCACCAACATCTTTTGATTTATGTCCCATCATTAAATCAATACATTTCTTATTTGCTTTGGCAGAATCTAATTTACTTCTGAAAGTATGTCTACATTCATGTGGGGTATGATTCATTTGAAGTTTTTCCATCATTTCATTCCAAAAAATATAATATTGACTTTTAGAAAGTTTTTTTCCATCCCATTCGATTAAATATTTTTTGTTTGATTTTATTCTTTTTTTAACAATATATTGAATATAAGAATGAATTGGAACAAATCTGTTTTTTCCAGATTTACTTTTTGAACCACCATTAAAAAAACCAGTTTCTAAATTTATTTGTGTTAATTCCATTGAAAGTAATTCATTAAGTCTAAAACCAGTAAATAAATATAAAATCAATGTTTCAATCCATTCATCGTTTTTATTTTCATATACTTTTTTAATTTCTTCATCTGTAAATGGTTCTTTGGTTGTTTCAGGAACAGGTGGGGCAGTAGTTATAAGCGAATACATTTTATTAATAATATCAATTTCAAATGCAAATTTATCAAGATGACCAAATAAATTCTTAATTGACCATTGTGTAGAATATTGACAACCACAATTATCAATACAATCTTGCATATCAAAAGACCTTAATTTTCTGTAAACAGTATCATAATATTTATCACAATGTTTATATGCTGATTGAAGTGACCTTCTTGTTCCTTCATTAACACTTGGTGATTTAACTTCTTTCCATTTTTCATATAACATTTTTAATGTTATTTTATCTCTGTCAACATTCCAAGGTTCGTGATTATATAATGCCAACATTTCCATCCCTTTTTCTCTTGTTTCTGTATAACCAATTGACTGATAAATAGGATGACCTTTTTTATTAAAGCCAATCGTTTTTCTTACAGCATATGGCTTTCTTCTGTTACCTGATAATTTAACAACAGTTCCATATCCATTTGGATTTTTCATTTTACATTTCCTTTCTTAAATATTTATCAAAATAATTAATCCATTCACTAATATGTTCATTAAAATCATCATATACTGTATAACTTTTGTATAATGATTTTAAGATTTGCATTGAATGTTTTCTTCCTTGTAATTTTATTTTTCCAATATATAAACCATTTTTATATTCAACATTTAATGTTCCATCTGATAATCGTAATAAATATATTTTTTCGTTTATATCATTAGATAATTTTAAATATAAAGTATTAAAAAATTGTTCTTCCAAATCATTTACTTCAAATATTTTTGAAGGTGGGTTTGTGGAATACTTAATTGGATATTTCATAATTTTCACCTTGAACCTTTCTTCTAACATTGAACCACATTAAAGTATTGAAAAATCAACATTTTTAAAATTTAGGGTTCAAGGGTTCAAGGCTTTTACTATATTATTTATTTTTTATAAAACATCGTAAAATTACAATGATTTAATTTTTTAATTTAGTTATTAAGTTTAATTTGCCTTGAACCACTTTGAACCACTTACAGCCAAGCGAGTTTCACTTTGAACCTTAACCATGAACCAACTTGGAACTTTTATTTCTTCTTTTTTCTAAAATCATAATAAATTATAGTACCTTGGCATCCCTTTTTTCTTGTATTATATATTTGGGAATAGAAGTTAAATCAATTATATTTTCAATGGCTTTTTCTTTTCCAATTGAATTAAGTTTTGTAAAATAATTTAATAATTCAACTGAATCTTTCCCATATTGTAATTGAATAGTTTCAATCAATTTTACTTCATTACTTAATTTATTAAATGAATTAAATTCTTCATCCCATCCCATGAGTTCATAGGGTGTACAACCAATTAATCTGCAAACATTTAAAATTGTTTTACCTTTCATTTCTTTAACATGACCTTTTTCCCATTTGGAAACAGCAGCACGATTAACACCTACTTTTTGACCAAATTCTTCTTGTGACATGTTATTATGTTCTTTACGGTATTTGTAAATTATTTCAGCAGTTGTCATATTTTTTCTCCTTTCATATTTATTTATATCATTATTTTAGCATATTTATTCAGCATTTGAAAGTTTTTTTGAAAAAATGTAAAATTTTTTTTCAAAAAGTATTGACAACAGAAAAAGTTTGATATATTATATGTGTATCTTATGAGATACAAAACAAATCGAAGGAAGGTGAAAAAATTGAAAAAAGTAATTTCAGCAGCTATTTATCAGATGATACAGTTTGATGATGAAAAAGAATTTGAAGATTATATTTCAAAATTACAAAGAAATAATCAAGAATTTATTTTAAAAGAAAAAGCAAAAGAGCCTGATGGAAAAGTTACAATTAAAATTATGAAACAGTATAACAATAATAAGTTTATTGAAAGGGGTGAAAATAATGAAAGTTAATTTGAATTTATTAAATTCAAAAATGGCATTATATGGTGATACCAACGAAACATTATCAAAAGCATTGGATTTATCACAACAAAGATTATCAGCCAAAAGAAACAGTACAAATGGGGCAGAATTCACACAAAGTGAAATTCAAATAATAAAAGAAAGATATAATTTAACAGACCAAGAAGTGGTTGAAATTTTTTTAAGTTAACTGTATCTTGAAAGATACAAAAGAAAGAAGGAAAATAAAATGATTTGTTTTTTAAGTTTTATAATGATGTTGGGAACAGTTGGAGCATTAGAAAATGACACTATTAGTTTTAAGGATGCTATAATTAAATGTTCAATTTATATGATAATATTTGGTATATCAAGCATCAGATATTGGAGTAAAGAAGATAAAAGAATATTAAAAAGAAAAATAATAAAATTTTTTAATTTGCTTGTATCTTAAAAGATACATAATGAAAGGAATGAAGAAATTGAGCTTTGCAAGTAATTTAAAACAGAAAATGAATGAATTAGAAATTTCACAAGTGGATTTAGCAAAAGGAATAAATAAAGGTAAATCATCAATTAGTCAATATTTAACAGGAAAACATATTCCACAACAAAATGTAAAAGAAGATATTGCAAACTTTCTCAATTGCACAGTTGAAGATTTAGAGAAAGAATCCACACAAGATTTAAATATAAATACTTGCAATAATATACCAATTTGGAAAGCTGCAATGATACTTGGTAAATCAGAAGAATTTGTTAGAGTTGCATTACAAATGGGAACAGCACCTTTTGGGTTTGCTTCAAAGAAAAAAAGTAAATGGTCATATCATATTAGTCCTAAAAAATTTAAGGAATATGTTGGTGAATATGAAGAAAGGAACGAATAATGAAATTATATGAACATCAAAAGAAAGCATTAGAATTAACAAAACAATTTAATAATGTAGCATATTATCTTGATATGGGACTTGGAAAAACATTTGTTGGTTCTGAAAAAATGAATGAACTTGGAAGTAATACAAACATTATTATATGCCAAAAATCAAAAATTCAAGATTGGATTGACCACTTTGTAAAATATTATAAAGATTATTCAATTTATGATTTAACAGATAAATTACAATTAAAATATTTTAAGGAAGGAATTGGATTACATATTAAAAAAGTTGGTGTAATAAATTATGATTTGATATTTAGAAGGTCATATTTTAGAGAATTAGAAGATTTTACATTGATGCTTGATGAAAGTTCCATTGTACAAAATACAAAAGCAGAAAGAACAAAATATGTGTTAAAAATGAAACCTAAAAATGTAATTTTGTTATCAGGAACACCATCATCAGGAAAATATGAAAATTTATGGTCACAAATTCATTTATTAGGTTGGAATATATCAGAACAATTATACAACAAACAATATGTGAATTGGAAAAAACAAAATCTAGGTGGTACACCATTTTGGTATGTGGACAAAAAAGAACCATATAAAAATGTTGATAGATTGAAAGAAAAATTAAGACAACATGGTGCAGTATTTATGAAAACAGAAGAATGCTTTGATTTACCTGAACAAATAGAAATTCCAATAAATATTCCTACATCAAAAGAATATAGAAAATTTATGAAAAACTCAATAATAGTATTTGATACCTTAAATTATAAAGAATTTGAAGACCATTCAGATTGGGAAGGTGAAGATATAACACCAAGAATTGAATTAGTTGGAGATACACCACTTACAAAAAGATTATATGCAAGACAGTTATGTGGTCAATATAATAAACAAAAATTTCAAGCATTTAAAGAATTATTAGAATCAACTAATGATAGATTAATTGTTTTTTACAATTATAATGAAGAACTTAAAAAATTAAAAAACATAGTTAAGCAATATAAAAAACCACTTTCAATTGTAAATGGAGAAACGAAAGATTTAACAGCATATGAAAATGAAGATAATTCAGTTACATTAATACAATATCAAGCAGGTTCAATGGGGTTAAATCTTCAAAAAGCTAACAAAATTGTTTATTTTACTTTAACAGATAAATCTGAATTGTTTGAACAAAGCAAAAAAAGAATACACAGAATTGGTCAAAATCAAAATTGTTTTTATTATTTAATGATTTGTAAAAATAGCATTGAAGAAGCAATTTATGAAACATTACAAAAACGAAAAGACTTTAATGATGAATTGTTTAAACAATATGAAATTTTAGAAATAGAAAGGGGGGAATAAAATGGGAATTAAATGTAAACAAGCTGGTTGTCCATTTGAATATGAACATTGCTGTATAGAATGTGAAGAATTAGAACATTGTACATCATCTTGTAATTTAAAACCAATTTCTTGTGGAAATTCAGAAATGAATGGTGAAACAAGTTTACAAGTCTTTGAAAATGCAAATATAGAAATTATAAATACTATTGCACAAATTTCAATTGCAAAAAAACAGATAGAAGAACAAGAAAAAACAATGAAAGAAAAACTACTTGAAGCAATGGAAAAATATGGTGTTACAAAATTTGATAATGACATAATGAAAATTACTTATTTTGCACCTTCAACTTCAACATCAATAGATAGTATAAGATTAAAAAAAGAACAACCTGATATTGCAAAAGAATATTCAAAAACTTCAAATAAAAAATCTTATATAAAAATTGAAGTGAAAGCAGGTGATAAATAATGGCAACAGAAAAACAATTTGAAAATAAGGTTAAAAAATTTCTTGAAAATGAAAAATGTTGGTTCATCAAATATTGGGGTGGTGCAGCATATACCAAAAGTGGAATACCTGATTTATTAATTTGTTGTAATGGTTATTTTTTAGGTATTGAACTAAAAGGTGAACATGGTAAGCCATCAGAATTACAACTTTGGAATATTGAAAAAATAAGACAAGCCAATGGAATTGGTTTTGTATTATATCCAAATCAATTTGAAGAATTTAAAAAATTCATTTTAAAACTAAAAGAAAGACCAACATGTAAACAATTTATTACATATGAAGAACAATTCAAATTTGATAAGGGGGTGAAAAAATAATGCAAATATCCCATTCAAGAATAGAATGTTTTGAAGGTTGTCCATATAGATATAAATTAAGATATATAGATAAATATGAAACCTTGAAACCTGATAATGCAGACAATCCATTGTTTCTTGGAACAGCATTACACACTGGAATTGAAAAAGATGTGAATACAGCTATTAAAGAATATTTTGCACAGTATCCAATTATATCTGATGAACACATTAATGAAGCAATTAAACTTGCATATCAAATTTCAAAGGCTAAAAACATTCTACCACAAGGCGAATATGAAGTTCAAATTAAAGATGAAGATTTTATTGGTTTTATTGATTTATTAGTACCAGTTCAGCATGAATTAACAATGGAAGAAATGGATGAAGTTTGTAATAATTGTGAAAAAAATTGTGATTGTAATTATGCAAATAGTGGAATTGTATGCAAAAAGATGATAAATCGAAAGAATCCAACAAAATATTATGATTTATATGACTTTAAATATTCAAATAATATTTATCATTATAAAGAATCTCCACAATTACATTTATATAAATATTATTTTGAAAAAACACATCCTAATGAAAAAATAAGAAATATGAAATTTGTAATTGTTCCAAAAGTAGGAATAAGACAAAAGAAAACAGAAACCTTAAATGATTTTAGACAAAGACTTGATGAAGAATTAAAGAAAACAGAAATTAAATTTTTAAATATTGATTATAACCCTGAATATATAATTAACTTTTTAACTAAAACAAAAAGAATGTTAGAAGAAACAGAATTTGAAAAAAATGAAGGTTGGTTATGTAGTTGGTGTGAATATCAAGAATATTGTAAGAAAGGATATGATTATTTTATGAATTTACCTGAAAATAAAAGAAGAAATATTGAAAAAATTGAAAAGAAAACAATTTGGTTATATGGTTCACCATTTAGTGGAAAAACAACTTTTGCTAATAAATTTCCTGACCCATTAATGCTTAATACTGATGGAAATATCAAATTTGTTGATGCACCATTTATTCCAATTAAGGATGAAGTAAAAGTCACAGGAAGAATGACACAAAGAAAATTTGCATGGGAAGTATTCAAAGAAGCTATTGCAGAATTAGAAAAGAAAGAAAATACATTCAAAACAATTATAGTTGATTTACTTGAAGATACATATGAATATTGTAGACTTTATATGTATGACCAAATGGGAATTACACATGAAAGTGATGATTCATTTAGAGCATGGGACAAGGTTAGAACTGAATTTTTATCAACATTAAAAAGACTTATGAATTTAGATTATGAAAACATAATTTTAATATCACATGAAGATACATCAAAAGACATTACAAAAAGGGGTGGTGATAAAATTACAGCAATAAAACCAAATCTTCAAGAAAAGGCAGCGAACAAAGTTGCAGGAATGGTTGACATGGTTGCAAGAATAATTGCAGATGATAATAAAAGAACATTATCATTTAAATCAGATGAAGTTGTATTTGGTGGTGGAAGATTAACTACATCAGTAAATGAAATCGATTTAGATTATGACACATTCCTTGAAGTATATGAAGAAGCAAATAAAACAGCAGTAGCAAGATTAAAAGAAGAAGAAAAACCAAAAACAACTTCAAAAGAAGAAAATGAAGAAAAAACAGAAAATGAAGAATCTGAACAACCAAAAACAAGAAGCAGAAGAAATAAAAAATCAGAAGAAATGACAACAGAAGAAATGATTGACAATATACCTTTTGCAGAAGATGAAGCAGAGAATAAAGAAGTTGATGCAAGAAATGAAATAGACAAAGAAAATGCAGAAGCGGTTGAAGAAACAACAGAAGAAAAGAAAGAAGAAGCACCAAAGGCAACAAGAACAAGAAAAAGAAGGGGTGAATAAAATATGCCAAGAATTGAAAAATCAGCTTTTGATGAATTAGTTGAAGAATTATTCAAAACATCATCAAAAAGCAAAGAAGAAAAAGAACAAGAAAAGCAAAAAGCTATGCAAGATTTAGCAAAAACAAATAAGGAATTATTTGATGCACATATAAAAGCAGGTTTTACACCTGAACAAGCGATTCAAATAGTTTCAGCAGCAAATGGAAGATAAATTTTAAATAAAAGAAAGGTTAAAAGGTGATTATTATGTCAGAAAAAAATATATTTGATAAATGGGATAAAGAAGTTGATGTGGAAGGATTAGCAAAAGATGTTGCAGAAGCAGCAGAAAATGGTGGACAAACTACATATAAAGAAGTGCCACATGGAGAATATGAAGTTGCAATTCAACAAATGGAATTAAAACCAAGTTCAAAAGGTGACCCAATGGTTTCAATTTGGTTCAAAATAGTATCAGATGGAGAATACAAAGGTTCAATGATATTTATGAATCAAGTAATTACACAAGGATTCCAAATACATATTGTAAATGAATTATTAAGAATGATGGTTTCAGAAATGGGTGATGATGCACCAGTAATTGAATTCAAAACATATAAACAATATAGTAATTTAATTATGGATGTATTTGAAGCAATAGATGATAATTTTGAATTTGCACTTGATTACAAAAAAGGTAAAGGTGATTTCAGCAAATACGAAATTACAGAAGTTTTCACATTAGAAGATTAATTGAATAAATAGGGTGGTGAAATTCCACCCTTCAAAATAAGAAAGGGTGTGACTAGGAATGTTATTTTATGACTTTGAAGTATTCAAAGAAGATTGGTTGGTTGTGATTATTGATATGACTAAAAAGAAGGAACATGTCATCATTAATAATCCTGATGAATTAGAAAGAATTTACAATGAAAATGTAAATGATATTTGGGTTGGATTTAATTCAAGACATTATGACCAATACATTCTGAAAGGCATCCTTTGTGGTTTTGACCCAAAAAGAATAAATGATTACATCATTGTCAAAGGTAATCCAGGATGGAAATTTTCATCATTATTTAGAAATATACCACTTAATAATTATGATGTAATGTCAAATATAGATAGGGGTTTGAAATCATTTGAAGGTTTTATGGGAAATAACATTAAGGAATCATCAGTTCCTTTTGATATAGATAGAAAATTGACAGAAGAAGAAATTCAAGAAACTGTAAAATATTGTAGACACGATGTTGAACAAACAATTGAAGTATTTTTACAAAGAAAAGAAGATTTTGAAGCATGTATGGGATTGGTAAAACTAGCATGTCAAGGAAAACCATTGAATCTTTCATTAATTTCAAAAACAAAATCACAATTGGCTGCAATAATACTTGAAGCAACACCAAAAGAACATGATGATGAATTTGATATTGATTTCCCTTCAACTTTAAAAATTGAAAAATATAAAGAAGTTGTTGATTGGTATAAAAATGAAGACAACAGATGTTATGAAAAGAATGGAAAAAAGAATCAACTAGACATTATGATTGCAGGTGTTCCACATCAATTTGGTTGGGGTGGTGTCCATGGTGCAATTCCACAATATAGTGGTGAAGGTTATTTCCTAAACATGGATGTTGCATCACTATATCCATCACTTATGATTCAATATAATTTACATAGCAGAAACATGAAAGACCCAAAAAAATATGAAGAAATTTATCATACAAGGTTGAAATACAAAAAAGAAAAGAACCCATTACAAGCACCATTAAAATTAGTATTAAATTCAACATATGGTGTAATGAAAGATAAAAACAATGGATTATATGACCCACTTCAAGCAAATAGAGTTTGTGTATATGGTCAATTGTTATTACTAGATTTGATTGAAAAATTAGAACCACATTGCCAAATTATCCAATCAAATACTGATGGTATTCTTGTAAAAATGAACAAATATGAAGATTTTGACATGATTGATGATATTGCATATGAATGGGAACAAAGAACACATCTAACATTGGAATTTGATGAATATAGAAAAGTATTTCAGAAAGATGTTAACAATTACATAATTGTTGATGCTAATGGAAAATACAAATCAAAAGGTGCATATGTTAAGAAATTAAATAATCTTGATTATGATTTACCAATTATTAACAAAGCATTAGTTGAATACATGGTTCACAATATTCCAGTTGAACAAACAATCAATGAATGTGATGATTTGAAAGAATTTCAATTGGTAACAAAAATTTCAAATAAATATACACACATTTTACATGGTGATGAATATATAAAAGAGAAATGCATCAGGATATTTGCATCAACAAATGAAGAAGACAAGGGTGTTACAAAAATACATGCAACAACAGGAAGACCTGCAAAAATATCAAATTCACCTGAACATTGCTTTATTTATAATGATGAAGTAAATGGTGTGAAAGTTCCAAAGAAATTGGACAAAGCATGGTATGTTGACCTTGCACAAAAAAGATTAAAGGATTTTGGGGTGATATAGATATGAATGAAAATAATAAAAGTGTATTACATTTATTAGTTGGTGATGATGGCTTTGAAGATTTTGTCTTTGATAGTGATTTTGATGTTGAATATGATGACAGGGAAAAAATTGAAGATGTTGCAAGTTTTAAAAGAGAATTAGCAAGACAAAATATGCTAACACCACAACTTGAAGAATTTATTGAAAATTATTTGCGATGGGATAACAAATAAAGAAGGGGGGTGATTGAATTATGTTCTTCAAAGGATATGTTGAAACCAAAAATAAAAAATGTATGGAAAAGTTCAAAGGAAGAACAGATTTCAAAAATTATAAACAAGTTCAATCATTACCTGAATTTGCTGGTATTCTTGCAACAGATACAATACTAATTGATATTGATGATTTTGATGAAAGTGAAATATTATTTAAAATTGTTCAGGATTTAAAACTTAAATGTAGAGTATATAAAACAACTAGGGGAAAACATTTCTTATTCAAAAATACAAATGTTGAAAGTAATCGCACACATGCAACACTTGCACTTGGAATTACATCAGATATTAAAATTGGAAAACGAAATGCATATTCAATCTTGAAATTTAATAATGAAGATAGACCAATTTTATATGACACAACAGGAAAAAAAGAAGAAGCACAAGAACTTCCAAAATGGTTGATGCCAATAAAAACAACAATGGATTTTTTGAATATGTCAGCAGGTGATGGAAGAAATCAAGCATTATTTAATTATATATTAACTTTACAAGCAAATGACTTTTCAAAAGAAGAAGCAAGAGAAACAATAAAACTTATTAATAAATATGTTTTAAAAGAGCCATTAACAGATGATGAAGTTGATGTCATAATTCGTGATGAAGCATTTGCAAAACCTGTATTTTTCAAAGGTTCATCGTTCTTATTTGATAAATTTGCAGTATTTTTGAAAAATAATCATCACATTGTAAGAATAAACAATCAATTGCATTTATACAAAGATGGAATATATGTTGCAGGACAACAGGAAATTGAATCAGCAATGATAAAACATATACCACAACTAAACAGAGCCAAAAGAACAGAAGTAATGTCATATTTAGATATTATGATAAGAGAAAATACAAGACCAGCACCAGCAAATTTAATTGCATTTAGAAATGGAATATATGACATATTAGAAGACAAGTTTTTTCAATTTTCACCTGAATTTGTTATTACAAATAAAATTGATTGGGATTATAACCCAAATGCTTATTTTGAATTAACAGATGAAGTGTTAAATAACATTGCATGTGATGATAAAGAAATCAGGTCATTACTTGAAGAATTGGTTGGTTATTGTATGTATAGAAGAAATGAACTTGGAAAAGCATTCATATTAACTGGAACAGGTTCAAATGGTAAAAGTACATATTTGAATTTAATAAAAGCAATGTTAGGAAAGAAAAATATTTCTGTTCTTGATTTAAAGAAATTGAATGATAGATTTTCAACTGTAATGTTATTTGGAAAACTTGCAAATATAGGTGATGATATTTCTGATGAATTTATAACAGATGCAGCAGAATTCAAAAAGATAGTAACAGGTGAAACAATAGATGCTGAACAAAAAGGACAGCCAAAATTTGATTTTGAACCTTATGTGAAATTAGTATTTAGTGCAAACACTATTCCAAGAATAGGAAAAGGAAGGGATTCAAGTGCAATATTAAGAAGGCTTGTAATTGTACCATTCAATGCAAAATTCACTTCTGATAATCCAAATTTCAGACCATTCATTGGGGATTCACTTCAAGGTCAAGAATCAATGGAATATTTAATTACATTAGGTATTGCAGGATTGAAAAGAGTTCTAAAAAACAGAAAATTCACAACATCAGCAAAAATTGAAAATGAATTGAATGAATATGAAGAAACAAATAATCCAATTATAGGATTCTTCAAAGAATGTGAAGCAGAAGATATAAATATTGAAAATGAACCAACAAATCAAGTTTATACAAAATATAAAGAATTTTGTATTAGAAATAGTCTTCAAGAATTATCAAGTGGGGAATTTTCAAAACAAGTCAAAAAATATTTTAATTTTGTAATTATTGATAAGAAAATACAAGGTAAAAAATGCAGAATATTCATAAAAGCAGAAGGTCAATAAAATACAAAAGATAAGGGGGAATTGATATGCCAAAAACAGAATTTCATGTAAATAAAATAACATATAACCCATTCATTAAAAATTGGATAATGTGTGTAAGATATAGAACTGATATTTTATGGTGGTATCAAATTTGTACAAGAAGCGGAAGATTGATTGGAAGGGAAAGACAAGCCAAATCAAAATATTCCAAATTTAATTGGGAAAAAGTAAAGGAAGGAAATGATAAGCATGAATGTGTTAAGTCTATTTGATGGAATAAGTTGTGGACAAATTGCACTTCAAAGGGCAGGAATGAAAGTTGACAAATATTATGCAAGTGAAATAAAACCATCAGCAATTAAATGCACACAAGAAAACTTCCCAAACACAATTCAAATTGGTGATGTTACAAAATTAGATTTAAGTAAGTTGGATAAAATTGATTTATTGATTGGTGGAAGTCCTTGTCAAGATTTATCAATTGCAGTTGTAATGGTAAAAGATAAAAGGGAAGGATTGGATGGTCAAAAAAGTAGTTTGTTTTATGAATATGTAAGAATATTGAAACAATTAAAACCAAAATATTTTTTATTAGAAAATGTTGCAAATATGAGTAAACAAGACAAACAGCTTATTAGCAGTATTCTTGGTGTTGAACCAATTGAAATAAATTCAAATTTGGTTAGTTATCAAAATCGCAATAGATATTATTGGACAAACATTCCAAATGTAACACAGCCACAAGATAGACATATAAATTTTCAAGATTACATATGCAAAGACTATGAAAAATGCAAGGAATTTAAAGTTAACAAAACACCTTCAAGAATTAAAATGTGGGGTGATGGTATAAATGGAAATTGTCCAAATATAACAAATGCAACCAAAATAAATTGTATAACCACAAGGCAAGACAGATGGAAAAATGCAGGACTAATTGAATTTGAAGATTTTTGCAGATATTTAACAACCGAAGAATTAGAACAAGGTCAGACATTACCTATTGGTTATACAAAAATGCTTACAAAACATCAAGCATCAAATGTAATTGGTGATGGTTGGACAGTTGATGTAATTGCACATATTTTTAAAGGATTGAAAGAAGGTGATGTGCAATGAAACATATAATCAATTTTAGTGGTGGTAAAGATAGCACAGCAATGACATTGAAAATGCTAGAAGATGGATGGTGGGTTGATGAAATTATTTTTGCTGATACAGGTAAAGATTTTCCACAAATGATTGACCATATAAATAAATTTGATGATTATATTCAAAAACATTATAACAAGAAAATTACTAGAATAAAAGCAGAAAAAAGTTTTGATTATTATATGTTTGAACACGAAAAAACAAAAGGAAAAAACAAAGGTAAAAAAGGATATGGTTGGGCAACGATGCTTTGCAGATGGTGTACAAGTAATTTAAAAACCAAAGTTATCAATGATTATTTAAAGAAATATAAAAACGAAGGTTACACAGAATATATTGGAATTGCTTATGATGAACCAAAAAGAATTAGGGATAAAAGATACCCATTAGTTGAATATGAAATGACAGAAGCAGATTGCCTAAAATGTTGTTATGAAAAAGGATTTTATTGGGATGGATTATATGAACATTTTGACAGATTAAGTTGTTGGTGTTGTCCATTAAAAAATCTTAAAGAATTAAAAATTTTATATACATACTATCCTGAATTATGGCAGGAATTAAAAGAAATGGACAAAAAATCATATAACCAATTCAGGGCAGATTATAGTGTTGAACAATTAGAAGAAAAATTCAAGAAAGAAGGTGAAAAAGGTGGAAAAAGATGATTTGATTCAAGTGATATATAACCATAATGAATATTTAATTGAAAGTATAGAACAAGTAAAGAAAGATATTGCATATCAGAATGATTTGCTTAAAATAAATGAAAAACATAATAAAAGCACAATTGAAACAGAAAATGAAATTGAAAAATTAGAAACAAAACTTGAAACATTAGAAATTATCAAGGAAGGTTTTGATGATGAATTAAATGATAATGATGTTGACATGGAAGAAATAACAAAACATTGTAAATAGGTGATAAAAATGCAAATAAAATTTAATGGTGAAGTGGAAGATATATCAATGATATTAGTATCCGCAGAAAGATATGCACTAGGAAGAAGAACATACATCGTTGGGTGGACTTGTGAAATTATAAAGAAAAATATGCATTTGTTATCAGGTAAAGACAAAGCGGTTATGATTAGAGATATAGAAACAGCAATTTCATATGGTGATGAATGTGACAAGCAAGAATGGATGATTTTGTTGGAAATGTTAAGAAAGGAAATCAAAAATGTTAGAGTTACAAACAACAATACAAATAAAAATTCATAATAATACATATAATGTTCACTTAATAGATGAACATTCCAAATATTTAATTATGGATGATGGTGAAACACATAGTGGTGTAACAGATTTTGTGACAAAAAATATATACATCAGGAATGATTTGAATGATGATTCACTTAAATATACTTTATATCATGAAATAACACATGCATATATTGAAAGTTATGGATTATTACAAGTGGATTGGAATGATGAAATTGTTGCAGATTTTGTTGCAAACTATATGATTGATATTTTTAAAACTATTGATGAAATTACAAGTAAATTAAGAAAGGTGGTAGTAAATTATGAAACCAATAAAAAGAAAAACAACAAACACAACTTTTAAAAGACCTGATTGTTATGATTTACCAGGTACAAGATATAAATATGAAGATGAAACACCAGCAATTGAAACATGTTGGGAATTAGATGATATTGAACTTGAAAAAATCAAGAAAACAAGAAAAATATATATTCAACAGGAAGGACAAACACTTGCACCAATGGCAGTTTCAGCAAATAGTGTGTTAGCTGATGGTGAAGAAGATGCCAATGAGTGAAGAAGAAAAGAAAGCTATTAAGATAGTAAATTCTTTAAAAGAATGGGGAAAAATACATTTTATTGTTAAAGACAGAAGTTATGCAAGATTAACATATAATGAAATTTATTTATTATTAAATCTAATAGAAAGCCAACAAAGAGAAATAAAAAGATTTACAAGAAATGAATTTAAACGAAGTAATAAAATGTTAAATTTAATTAGTATGCATTCTTATGATAAAGAAAAAATGAAAAATAAAGATAAAATAATTGATTTAATGGCAAAAGAAATATTGAGATTAGATACAGAAAAATCAAAATTTGAATATGACCATGCAAAAATGTGGGATACAGAAAAAGGAATAAAAGAATATTTTATAAAGAAAGTAGGTGAATTAGGTTGGAAATAAAATCTGAAATATTAGAAGAATATAAAATTAAAATTGAAGAATCACAAGGTATTAAGATGATTTTTGTATATAACAAGGATGACAAATATATTGGAACACTTAAAGATTTTGAAATGTATGTTGAAAAATATGGACTTTCACAAATCCAAACATATAAGGATAACAAAGTTTGTTCAATAGGATTTAATAAAAAAGAACAAAAATGGTATGGTTGGTCACATCGTGCAATCTTTGGTTTTGGAATAGGTTCAGTTGTAGAAGAAGGTTCATGTTGTGCAGAAAGTGGATTTACGGATGAATATTTACAAGAACATCCTGATGAAAATTTATCACTTCCAGTTGGTTTCAAAGCAGAAACATTGGAAGATGCAAAACGAATGGCGATTGCATTTGCTGATTCAGTTGCATAGAAAGGATTTAATATGACTATTTTAAAAATAATACTATGCTGCACAATTGGTGCAATAATAAATAATTATATACCAGCCAATTGGCAATATGTATGGGGATTTATTGTTGCAATGATTACATTTTTATCTAGTAATGATTAGAAAGGAATTAGTTATGAAAAAATTATTAATTAAATTATTATATAAATTAATAGGTTTTAAAGTATCAACACCTGTATTAGTTGATGGAAATGACTTTATAATAAAATTTCATAATAAATTTTATTTAATGACAGCTTTTACACTAGAACAAGAACAGACAGGAAAAGAAAACTTACATATTACTTTTACTGATATTCTTTCAGTAATAGAAAACAAAAATAAAGAAAAAAGGTGGGATTATTAATGATTATACAATTAAAAGATGTGGAAAATGATGAATACATAACAGAATTTGAAGTAAATGGAGATGTTCAAGATGCAATAATGGTTGCAAATGAATTAACAAATTATGTTCATGATTCTGTTGAATATGAAAGAGTAAATAACAAAATGACATTTAATTTAGAAATTAATGTAATTGAAATAGAAGTAAAAGAAGTTTGATAGGATGGTGAAATTAAATGTTAGAATATGAAAAAAATTTGACAACCAATAGAAGAATAGAATTATTTGATGGATTAATGAAAGAAATAATTACCAAAGATTTTTATAATTGGTTAATTGAAAATAAATTTTTTACACAACCAGCATCTACAAAATATCATGGTGCATATGAAGGTGGGTTGTTTGACCATTCATATGAAGTAACACAGGTGCTATTGGATATGACTGACAGATTAAATTTAAAATGGAAAAGACCTGAAAGTCCTTATATAATAGGTATGTTTCATGATTTGTGTAAAATTGATAATTATTTAACAATTGTTGATGAACCAGGTGAAACAATGATGGGAACTAATGAAGTTAAAGGAAAAGAAGTTCATTTTGAATACAATTCAAATACTGTTTTAAAAGGACATGGCGAAAAATCAATAATGTTATTATCCCAATTTATAACACTTACAGAAGAAGAATTATTTTGTATTAGATTTCATATGGGAGCTTATGAAGGACAAGACCAATGGGATAATTATGATAAAGCAATAAGAAAATATGAAAATGTATTATTTACACACACAGCTGATATGTATACAAGTAAAGTAAAAAATACATAGAAAGAAGGTAATTATGAATAATGGTGATTTAGTTGTTTATGTTCCAAAAGATTCAAATGGAAACATATATAAATGTGAAATAGGAAAAATTAAAAGAATAGATGGAGATTCAGCATTTGTTTATTTTCATTCAGGTGAAACAGCAAGTAAAACTAATCTTTCAGATTTGATGAAAATTGATAATCAATCATATATTCAACTTACAATGTTAGGTAAAAATATTACAGAAAAAGCATTGATTGCAGGATATTATGAAGAAGATAAAAGTTATGTAGTTGAATTACATAAGGATAAAATTGATGAAATATTAAAAGAAATATTTAATGCAAATGAAATTAAATACTTATGATGAAAGGTAAGGTGATTAAAATGGGATATATAATTTGTTTATTTTTAGGAGTAGTAATTGGTTATACAATAGCAGCATTACTTGTTGCAGCCAAAGAAAATGATGAACCACAATTTATGGATGCTATAAATAATATTCAGAATTCATCAGGTGATTTCAAAGACAGTTTAAAGATTATTATGAATGCAGATGTTAAATTTTATGAAAAAATGTACGACATTAATCACAATACATATTATTTAGGAAGAATTGAAGAATGTAAATTTGTATTAAGGTTAATAGAAGGGAAAAAAGGAAATGGAATTGAAGAAAGCAAAACATGATGTGACATATTGTGTAAATGATGAATGTGATAATAAGAAAAATTGTGAAAGACATAAAAATAGATGGAAATTTAATAAAGATGAAAATTATTGTTTTGCTGAAAAGAATTGTGTATGGAAGGAATATGAAAAACATGGAATCAAAATATAAACATGCAGAAGCATATTGTTTAATGAAATACAAATGTGAAAAATGTAGGAAAACAGAAATACTTTGGAATAGTAGAGATGGTGTAACACCTTTTATGATAAATTGTGAAAAATGTGATGGACATATGCAACACACAGATTGGAATGAAGATAAAAGAATTATAAATTATATACCTAAAATTGGTCAAAGAGTTTTTATAGATATGCCTTTTGATTATTACAAGATATATTGTAGAGTAAGGGCAAAAATGATAAAGGAAAATGTTGAAGGAAATACAGACACATTACAAAAAATATATAACAATTTAATAACTGAATATAACAAAAAAGAACCTTATATTATAAAAATATGAACAGTTCTGAACAGTATTGAACAGTAGAAGTGGTTCAAGGTAGGTTCAAGGTGAAATATAGTAACATTGAACCCCTTGAAACATAGTAAAATCAATAAATGTAGAGTGTAAGTTCAAGGTGGTTCAAGATAATGTCAATTTAATAACTAAAATAGTATTTTATAAAATCATTAAATTTTAATGTTTTTATAAAAAATAAATAATATAAGAATAACCTTGAACCTTGAACCTTTTTTAAAATAATTTTTTATTTAAGTATTGAAAAATCAAAGTTTTAAAAGGTTCAAAGTGAAAGTTCAAGGTTCAAGGTGAAATCACAAAAGTTAATAGGAAGGTGAAAATATGAATGCTAAACAATATTTGAAACAGGCTTATAAATTAAATGAACAAATTGAATGTGACAAAGAAGAACTTGAAGCATTAAGAGCATTGTCAACATCAATATCAGGAAATATGACCCAAGAAAGAGTTCAAGGAAGTCCTTCAAATGATAGAATAATTGATATTATTTCTCAAATAATAGATTTAGAAAATGAGATTGATGCAGAAATTGAAGATTTTATTGCATTAAAAAAACAAATTCGTGATGTAATAAATCAAATCGAAGATGTTAATGAAAAATTAGTTTTAAAATATAGATACTTAATATTTTTACAATGGGATGAAATATGTGTGAAGATGAATTATTCAAAAAGGCAAATGTACCGAATTCATGATTCAGCACTTGAAAAGGTGAAAGTACCTTTTGATAAAAGTGGCACTTGATGTCATTCAATGCCCTTGTATGCCATTTGTTTTTATATTATAGTATATAATATAAAAAATTAATTAAGTACACACATTTTGATGTGTGTATTTTTTATACAAGAAAAAAGAAAGGAAGTGTTGCAAATTATGTCAAAAATGAAACAAAATGATGAAACTTTGAGTCAAAACGACACAAAAGTTAACGAAAATGAACAAAAAATGAACAAAAATGAAAAAGTTTCTAACAAAAATGATAAAAAGTTAACAGCAAAACAACAAAAATTTGTTGATGAATATTTGATTGATTTAAATGCAACACGAGCATATAAAGCAGTATATCCCAAGTGTAAAAGTGATGAAGCAGCTAATGCAGCAAGTAGTAGACTGTTAAGAAATGTTAAGGTACAGAAACAAATTGAAAAAGGACAACAAGAAATACAAGACAGAACAAAAATAACACAAGACAAAATTGTTGAAGAACTTGCAAAGATTGCTTTTAGTAATGCCACAGATTATGTTGAAGTTGTAACAAGACCAACAATTCATAGAATATGGGATAAAGAAAAAGAAAAATATGTTTATGAAGAAGGTGATGTTTATGAACAAGACATCATCCTTAAAGATACAAAATCATTAACAGATGACCAAAAAGCAGCAATTTCATCAATAAAAAATACAAAACATGGAATTGCAATTGAACAATGTAACAAAGTTGAAGCATTACATTTACTTGGTCAACATTTAGGAATGTTTAAAAATAATCAACCTGTAATTGTAAATAACAATGTGCCAAACCCATATAAAGGCTTAACCAAAGATGAATTGAAAAACTTAATAAAAATGAAAGAAGAAAGTGTTGCGAATGATAAGCATTGATGATGTTGATTTAAAAGATGCAAAAATTGCTTATGCAGCAATGGATTTCTTTTCGTATTGTAATTTAAAAGCCCCTGAATTCTATCGTGAAGACAGGGTGTTTTTAAATAAAGTATGTAATGATTTTCAAAGTTTTTATGAATCAGATGAAGATGTTTTGGTTTTAAACATGCCACCAAGACATGGAAAATCAAGAACAGCAGGATGCTTTGTTGAATGGGTTTTGGGTAACAATCAAAATGAAAAAATAATGTTAGGTTCATATAATGAAGCATTATCAACAACATTTTCTAAAAATGTCAGGGATACAATAACAGAACAAAAAGGTGATGAAGATAAAATTGTATATTCTGAAATATTTCCTAATGTTGCAATAAAATATGGTGATTCAGCAATGAATAAATGGTCATTAGTTAATGGATATAATAATTATTTAGCAACATCACCAAAAGGAACATCAACTGGATTTGGTGCAACACTTATGATTATAGATGACTTAATAAAATCAGCACTTGAAGCAAATAATGCAGATGTTCTTGAACAACAATGGACATGGTTTACAGACACAATGCTTTCAAGACTTGAAGAAGGTGGAAAAATCATCATAATAATGACAAGATGGCACAGTGATGATTTAGCAGGTCGTGCATTAAGACATTTCACAAAACTTGGTATGAAAGTAAGACATATTTGTTATAAAGCATTACAAGATGATGGAACAATGCTTTGTTCACAAATACTTTCAAGAAGAAGTTATGAAATAAAAACAAAATCAATGTCAAAAGAAATTGCAGCAGCAAACTATCAACAAGAACCTATTGATATTAAAGGAAGATTATATTCAAGTTTCAAAACATATACAAAATTGCCAACTGATGAAAATGGTAATCCTGTATATAGTAAAGTTAAAAATTATACAGATACCGCAGACACAGGTGATGATTATTTATGTTCAATTGATTATGTTGAATATAATCAAGAAGCATATATTATTAATGTTATTTTTACAAAGGATGGAATGGAAATCACAGAACCAGCAGTCGCAAAAATGTTATTTGATGATAAAGTTAATGAAGCAGATATTGAATCAAATAATGGTGGTCGTGGATTTGCAAGGAATGTTGAAACATTATTATTACAAAAATTTAATTCAAATAGATGTATAATAAATACCTTCTATCAGAGTAAAAATAAACAATCAAGAATATTATCAAATTCAACATGGGTAATGAATCACATATATTTCCCTGTTAATTGGGCTGACAGATTTCCTGATTATTATGATTCAATGATTAGATACCAAAAAGAAGGTAAAAATGCACATGATGATGCACAAGATGCCACAACAGGAATTGCAGAAAAAATTGGACAAGGTGATAGATTTAGTTTTGATTAAGGTGATGATATGGAGATATTAAAAAGTTTAGATAAAATTAGTAAAGTAATTAATCAAATAGATTATGAAAATGTTTATGTAAAAATAAATACAAAGGATGATACTTATATATTAGATAAAACAAGACCAAAAAATAAAATAGGTTTTGAAGTGAAAGGGGGTGAATGACATGTTTGAAAGTTTATTCGGTAGATTTAAAAGAAATACAATTGTTAAAGAAAGTGATGAAGATTTATCACTTGATGAAAAAAATGTCATAAATGAAATTAAAGATTTCATGGCATCAAAAAGAAGAAAAGACATGATAACAGGTGAAAAATATTATGATGGAAGACATGATATTCTATTAAGAAAAAGAATGGTAATTGGTAAAAAAGGAGAACTTGAAGAAGTTAAAAATTTACCTAACAATAGAATTGTAGATAATCAATATCAAAAAATGGTTGACCAAAAGAACAATTACTTACTTGGACAACCATTTTCAATTCAAACAAACAATGAAACCTATGCAGAATTATTAAAAAACATATTTAATAGAAAATTCAGAAAATTATTAAAAAATATAGGTGAAGATTCATTGAATGATGGTATTGGTTGGTTGTTTATTTATTATGATGAACATGGACAATTCACCTTCAAAAGATTTAAGCCATATGAAATAATACCAATTTGGAAAGATTCTGAACACACTGAATTGAATTATGTTATAAGAGTATATACAACAATTAAAATTGGAAAAAATAATAAAAAGAAATTCATTGACCATGTTGAAGTTTATAATCAAGATGGTATTTATTATTTTATATATGAAGGTGGAAAATTAATTCCTGATGAAAAAAAACCTTTTGAAAACTACTTTACAATAACAGATTCAAAAGGAAATATTCAAGGATATAATTGGTTAAAGATTCCACTTGTTCCATTTAAATTTAATGCAAAAGAAATACCTTTAATAAGAAAATTAAAATCATTACAAGATGGTTTAAATTTAATTGAATCCAATTTCTTAAATCAAATGGAAGAAGATGTTAGAAATACAATTTTAGTTTTAGTAAATTATGATGGTCAAAATCTTGCTGAATTTAGAAAAAATTTAGCAGAATATGGAACAGTAAAAGTAAAAACAATTGATGGCGCACCAGGTGATTTAAAAACTTTACAAATTGAAGTAAATAGTGAAAATTACAAAGTAATAATTGATTTATTTAAAAAAGCAATAATAGAAAATGCTAGGGGTTATGATGCAAAAGATGATAGACTTGGAAACAATCCAAATCAAATGAACATTCAATCAATCTTTTCAGATATTGACCTTGATGCAAATGGAACAGAAACAGAATATCAAGCAGCATTTGAAGAAATTTTATGGTTTGTAAATTGTCACTTGGCAAATACAGGTTGTGGAAATTTTGAAAATGAAGATGTTGATATTATATTCAATCGTGATATGCTTATATCTGAATCTGATATTATTGACAATATTAATAAATCACAAGACTTATCACTTGAATCAAGACTTGCAAATCATCCATGGGTTGATGATGTCAATGCAGAACTTGAAAGAATTGAAAAAGAAAAACAAAAAGAAATTGAACAATATCCTTTTCCAAATCAATTTGGTAATAATGACCCATCAAAAACAAAACCAAATGATGAAGGCGGTGATGTAGAAGATGGCGAAAAAGAATAAGGAATATTGGCAACAGCGATTTGGACAGTTAGAAAATGCATCACATCAAGAAGCAATGACAGTATATTCAAGAATTGAAGAATCTTTTTATCAAGCACAAAGAGAAATTGAAAATAAAATAAATAGTTGGTATGTAAGATTTGCAAATAATAATGAAATAACAATAAATGAAGCAAAAAAGTTATTAAATTCAAATGAATTAAAAGAATTTAAATGGAATGTTCAGGAATATATAAAATATGGACATGAAAATGAATTAAATGAACATTGGATGAAAGAACTTGAAAATGCATCAACTAAATATCATATTTCAAGACTTGAAGCCTTAAAAATTCAAACACAACAAACGATGGAAAAATTATTTGGAAATGAACTTGATGAAGTTGATAATTTAACAAAAAATTCATATATAAATAATTATTTTCACACAATGTTTGAATATCAAAAAGGTTTTAATGTTGGTTTCAATGTTACAAATATAGACCAAAATAAATTATCAAAAATTGTTAATAAACCTTGGGCAGTAGATGAAAAGAATTTTAGTGAAAGAATATGGGGAAATAAAACAAAACTTATAAATGAATTACACAACGAATTAACTAAAATGTGTTTAACAGGAAAATCACCTGATGAAAGTATTAAATATTTATCAAAAAAATTTAATACATCAAAAGCACAAGCAGGTAATTTAATAATGACAGAAAATGCATATTTTTCACAATTAGCACAAAAAGATTGTTTTAATGCATTAGATGTTGAAAAATATGAAATTGTTGCAACACTTGATTCACACACTTCTGAAATATGTAAGGAACAAGATGGTAAAGTATATGATATGAAAGATTATCAACCAGGAATAACAGCACCACCATTTCATAATTATTGTAGAAGTACAACAGTTCCACATTTTGATGATGATTTTGATGATGAAGGTGAAAGAGCAGCCAAAGGTGAAGATGGTAAAACATATTATGTTTCAGATAAAATGAAATATGAAGATTGGTATAATAAATATGTACAAGATGAAGTAAATTTGAAAAATACACCAAAAAATGATAAAATAAATATAAGTAATAATGAAATTATAAAACAGTTGAAAGATTTAAAAATCGAATATAATCCAGTTCAAAAATTAGATGAATCATTAACAACTGATGAAATAGTACAAAAAATTAGTGGTGGTGATATGACAAAAGGTTCATGTTCATCATTAGGTTTTGCATATATTGCAAATAAAAATGGATTAGATGTACTTGATTTTAGGGGTGGTTCAAGTCAAGATTTCTTTTCAACAACTTCAAATATTTATAAGATTTCACAACTTCCTGGTGTTAAAAGTATAGTTGCTGAAAATACTAATGATATTATGGCAACTACAAGTCTATTAAAAACATTGGAAGAAGGAAAAGAATATTATTTGGCAACTGGAAGTCATGCAGCAATTGTAAGAAAAATAGAAAATACTTATGAATTTTTAGAATTACAATCACCAAAAGAAAATGGATTTAAACAATTAACAACTAACATTTTGAAAAATAGATTTCATTGTAAACAAACACATTCAATACAAGGAATAAAATTTAAAACTAAAAATATTTTAATGGAAGTTGATTCATTTAAAGATAATTCAGAATTTGAAGAAATAATGGGTTATATAAATACATCTGAAAATAAACAAATAAAGGGGGTAAAAGGTAGTGAAAAATAATTTTTATAAGAATAATGATACTGACCAAATATGGTGGGTTGATAATCCTGAAAAAATTGGGGAACACTTATTTACCTTTGATAAGAAAAAAATTTATAATTTATTTGAAGATTATCCATATAATTTAACCAAAGAACAAAAAGAAATATTTGATAAAGAAAATCCATATTGGAAAGAATTTTTCAAAGATAGAAACAATTGATTTTTATAAAAAATTGTTATATACTCTTATTAAAGGGGGTTTTATAATGAAAAAGAAAAAATGTAAATATTGTAAAACAGAAATAGACCCAAAAGCAAAAATATGTCCTAATTGTAAAATGGTTCAAAAGAATCATATAGGAATATATGTTTTCTTATGTGTTTTTATTTTCATATGTATTTTTGGTTCAATAATATTGAATACATCAAATAACATTGAAAATAATTCAGCAAACCAAAAATCAGAACTTATAACATTAGAAGAATTTAATAAAATTGAAAGTGATATGACATATGAACAAGTAAAAGAAATAATTGGTTCAGATGGAACACTTACTTCTGATGTTAGTATTGGTGATGAAAAATATCACACACAAATTTATATGTGGTATGGTAACACAATAACAGGTGGAAATGCAAATGTAACTTTTCAAAATGGAAAAGTAGTTGGAAAAGCCCAAGTTGGCTTAAAATAAGGGTATAAAAGTATATTACCCACTGATTTTAAATGCTTATATGGGCATTATATAAGGTGAAAAAATTGCCTATTTTAAAGAAATTACAAGATTTTTGTAGTTTCTTTTTTATTGTCAATTTTTACATAAATGACCTGGTTGGATGTCGAGAAAAGACAACAATATCAAAATTTTATGTGGATGCGACCCACGAGAAAAAGCGAAGAAAGGATGATAAATATGCAAAGAAAATTTTTAGAAGATTTAGGAATTAAAGACAAGGAAACAATTGATAAGATACTTGATGAAAATTCAACAGACATTGGAAAAGCAAAAGGTGAATTGGAAACAGTTCAAACACAACTTACTGAAAGTAAAAAAGAAGTTGAAACATTAAAAGGTCAAGTTTCAGAAAGAGATGGTCAACTTGAAACTTTGAAAAAATCAACAGGTGATATTGATGAATTAAAGAAACAAATTGAAACATTGCAAACTGAAAACAAAGCAAATGCAGAAGCACATGCAGCAGAAATAAAACAAATGAAAATAGATGCTGCAATAGATGCTGCACTTTCAAATGCCAAAGCAAAAAATAATAAAGCAGTAAAAGCATTATTAAATGATTTGGATAAACTTGAAATTGATGAAAATGGAAATATAAAAGGTGATGCATTAAAAAATCAACTTGATACACTTGTTAAAGGTGATGATACTAAATTCTTATTTGATTCTGAAAAGAAAACAACTAAAATCAAAGGTGCTGAACCTGGAAAAGGTGATACTGATGATGGAAGTGAAGACAAAGTTGATTTGTCAAAAATGACTTATGATGAAAGGGCTGCTTATTTAGAAGAACACCCAGAAATTGAAGTCTAAAATTTTTTTAAATTTAATGTATCTTTAAAGATACAAAAAGAAAGGAAAAGGTGATTAAAATGGGAAAATTCGATTCAAAGAGTTTTAACGAAAAAGCATTTAAGTATGGTGTTGAGCATCCAAGAATACCAAACTTAAAAACAAATGAATTAAAAAAATCAAAAGCATTAAAAGGAAGTAAAGATATTAGAGATGTATTCACATCACAAAATGGAACTGTTTATGCTGAAATAGCAATGAAAGGTTTATTAGATGGGGATGCAGTAAACTATGATGGTCAAACAGATATTACAGCAACAAGTACAAAAACATTTAATCGTGGTATAGTAGTTGTTGGTCGTGCAAAAGCATGGACAGAAAAAGACTTTTCTGATGATGTATCAGATGAAGATTTCATGGATAATGTTCAAGACCAAGTTGCTGAATATTTAGATAATTTAGACCAAAACACAATACTTGCAATATTAGCTGGTATTTATTCAATGACAGGAACAAAAAATAAAGAATTCGTTGATAAGCACACATATGATATAACAGGTAAAGATGGTGATGAAGCAAAAGTTGGTCAAACAACATTAAATACAGCCATGAATCAAGCATGTGGTGCTAATAAAAAGAAATTTTCAATGGTATTTATGCACAGTGATGTTGCTACAAACCTTGAAAATTTAAAATTAGTAAAACATTTAACATATACAGATGCTGATGGAATAGAAAGACCATTAGATTTAGCAGCATGGAATGGAAAAATAGTTATAATTGATGATGAAATGCCTGTTGAAAATGTTGCAGCAGTAAAAGAAAGTGGAACAGAAGGACAAGCAAATTATGTTGCAGCGCAAGAAGCATATACAAAATACACATCATATGTTTTAGGTGATGGTGCTATTGATTATGAAAATATTGGTGCAAAAAAACCATATGAAATGGATAGAAACCCAGCTAAAAATGGTGGTGAAGATACTTTATATGTAAGACAAAGAAAAGTATTCGCACCATTTGGAATTTCTTTCACAAAAGCAAATATGGCTTCAAATTCTCCAACAGATGCAGAATTAAAAAACGGTGCAAACTGGGAATTAGTTCACAGTGGAGAATCTGTTGCAGCAAACAGAACATATATAAATCACAAAGCTATTCCAATAGCAAGAATCATATCAAAGGGATAATCTAACAAGAAAGATGGTGAAATTATATGGATGATGAAAAATTAAAACCTATAATTAAAAACATCATCGTAATAATCAACAAAGAAGAAGTTGATGAAGAATTTATTGAAGAAATTCTTAAAAGACTTATTTCATTTGGATATACACCAAATGAAAATGATTCCTGGATAATAACTTTTTGTATGCAGAAGGTTGAAAATCATATAAAGAATTCATGTAATATTTCTGAAATTCCTAATGAATTAAAAGAAGTTGAAATTGATAGAATTTGTGGTGAATTTTTATTTTCTAAAAAACAAACAGGACAACTAAATGCTGAAAATGGTTTTGATTTAGAAATGGCAATAAAACAAGTACAAACAGGTGACACAAATGTGACATTTGCAGTTGGTGAAGGTTCAGAAACTTTGGAAACAAAATTGAACACACTAATTTCATATTTATTAAATTATGGTGAAAGTGATTTTATATGTTATCGCCAAATCAAGTGGTAGCAGTAAAAAAAGCCATTGAAATGACATATGATTGTACTTGTAATGTCTTTCAAAAAACAAAATATATAAAAGAAAATAAATCAACAGGATTTAAAGAATCCAAAATTTTAGAAAATAAAAAATGTAAACTTTCATTTGAAACTATTTCAAATAATAGTGAAGATGATATTAAATCAAATGTCATGCAAATTACCAAATTATTTATTGCACCTGATATAACAATTACACCAGGTTCAAAAATTGAAGTGACTAATGCTTTTGGCGAAGTAACTGTATATAAAAGCAGTGGCGAACCTGCAAAGTATCAAACACATCAAGAAATTGTACTTGAATTAGTTGAAAGGTATGCATAATTGGGAAGTTATGGCAGTTGCAATTTTGATAAATTAAAAGATTTAAAATCAAAAATTGATAATCTTGAACAGAAAAAAGTTGAAGAATTCATGGAAGCATGTGCCAAAGAACTTGCAGCACGATTACTTGCAAAAGCAATTAAAAGAACACCAGTTGGACAATATCCAAGTGGTTCAGGTAAAGTCGGTGGTACATTAAGAAGGGGTTGGACAGCTGGAAAAAATCAAAATGCAACAGCTTATGCAAAATCTTTACAAATTCAACATATTGGTGATGCATATAAAATTGAAATAACAAATCCAGTTGAATATGCATCATATGTTGAATTTGGTCATAGAACAAAGAATCATAAAGGATGGGTTGAAGGAAAGTTTATGATGACTATATCTGAACAAGAAATTCAAACCATTGCACCAAAGGTTCTTGAAAATAAATTAAAAAAGTTATTGGGGGAATGCTTCACATGATAAATAAAATTGTTGATGGAATCAGTAAAGCAATCAATAAAGAATTTGGTAATAATTATGAAATATATACAGATGGTGTTGAACAAGGTTTAAATGAACCTTGTTTTTCAATAGTAAGTTTAAAACCCACAAACAATTTATTTAGACAAAATAAATATTATAGAACTAATCCATTTTGTATTCATTATTTTCCTTCTTCAAAAGAGAAAAGAACAGAATGTCAACAAATAATCGAAAAATTATATTTAGCATTAGAATATATCGAAATTGAAGAAACTTTTAATGATAATAAAATTAAAAGTAATGTAATGGGAACAGAAATGAATGCAGAATATGATGATGGTGTTTTACATTTCTTTGTCAATTATAATATGTATGTTGAAAAATTAGAAGAAAAAACACCAATGGATTCTTATGATTACAATACTGATGTAAAGAAAGGATGATTCTATTATGGGAAAAGATAAAAAAGAAAATAAAGAAATTGTTTTTTGCAAAGAACAATTAATTACTTCAAAAAAATTTATGAATGAAAGAGATATTTTAACTGTTTTAGTCAAAGATGATGAAAAAATATCAAATGATGAAGCAGTTAGAAGAATCGAAAATTTTAAGAAAGGTAAGGTGAACTAAAATGTTAGGTGGTGGAACATTTACAGCACAAAACAAAATACTTCCAGGTTCTTATATAAACTTTGTATCATTAAATAAAGCAAATGCAAGTTTATCTGATAGGGGTATTGTCACAATGCCTTTGGTTTTAGATTGGGGTGTAAGTGACCAAGTAATAGAAATAACAAATGCAGATTTTCAAAAAAATGCATTAAAATTATTTGGTTATGATTATAGTCATGAAAAAATGAAAGGTTTAAGGGATTTATTTTTAAATGCCCAAAAATTATATGCATATAGATTAAATGGAAGCGGTGAAAAAGCTACTTGTACATATGCAACAGCAAAATATGCTGGAACAAGGGGTAATGATTTAAAAATTACTATTCAAAAAAATGTAGATGATAATTCAAAATTTGATGTTAAAACTATTTTGGGAACAACAATTGTTGATGAACAAACAGTAAAAAAAGCATCTGAACTTATTTCTAATGATTTTGTTGATTATAAAACAAATGGAACATTAGCAGTTACAGCAAGTACACCATTGGCAGGTGGAACAAATTCAGAAGTTAATGGAACAAGTTATTCAAAATATTTAGATAAAATAGAATCATATACATTTAATGTTATTGGTGTTGCAACAACTGATGATACTATTAAAAATTTAATAGTTGCATTTACAAAAAGAATGCGTGATGAAGTTGGTGCAAAATTCCAAGCAGTTTTACACAATATAGAAGCTGATTATGAAGGTGTAATTAATGTAATAAATGAAGTTACAGTTGTTGATGGATTTGATAAATCAGCAATTATATATTTTATGACTGGTATTGAAGCAAATTGTGCAATCAATAAAACATGTTTAAATAAAGTATATAATGGTGAATTTGAAGTTAATACAGATTATACACAAGCACAATTAGAAGATGCAATTCAAGGCGGAAAATTAGTTCTTCATAATGTAAATGGTGAAGTAAGAATATTAACTGATGTAAATTCACTTGTTACAACATCTGATACAAAAGGTGAAATATTTAAAAATAACCAAACTGTCAGAGTTGCAGACCAAATTGCAAACGATGTCGCAGTATTATTCAACACAAAATATTTGGGAAATGTTCCAAATAATGAAAGTGGAAGAATAAGTCTATGGGCAGATATAGTAAAACACCATGAAAATCTTCAAGAAATTGGAGCAATAGAAGAATTCAAAGATTCTGATGTTGAAGTAAATGCAGGAGAAACAAAAACTTCTGTTGCAATAAGTGATGTTGTTACAATAATTAATGCAATGGAAAAATTATATATGACTGTAAAATTAGCATAGAAAGGGGGATTTTGCAATGAACAATAATGTTGTAATGAAAGCAAAAGATACATTGTCAGCAAAATTAGCTGAATGTTTTATCACAATTGGTAATAATCGTTATAATTTTATGCAAATGATTAACTTTGAAGCACAATTTGAAAAAACTAAAACAGAAGTACCAATCCTTGGTAAAACAGGAACAGGAAATAAATCAACAGGCTGGAAAGGAACATTTTCAGCAACAATGCATTATAACCAATCAGTATTAAGACAAATGTTAGAAAATTTCAAAAATACAGGTGAAGATACTTATTTTGAAATTCAAGTAACAAACGAAGACCCAACATCAAGTGTTGGAAGACAAACTGTTGTATTCATTGATTGTAATATCGATGGTGGAATATTAGCAAAATTTGATGCTGATGGTGAATACCTAGATGAAGATTGTGATGGAACTTTTGAAGATTTCAAAATGCCTGAAACATTCAAATTACTAGATGGTATGTTATAAAATATAAATTAGAGTGTTACCCAAGGCTTATCAATATATTATTTTAATATAATAAGCCTTGGGGATTTTTTAATATCATAAGAAAGGAATTGATTTAAATGTCAGATTTAAGTAGATTTTTAAAGAAAAATAAAAAATTAAAGGAAAATGTGCAATATGCAGTAACAAAATCATTAACAGATGAGAAAGGACAACCATTACTTTGGGAAATTAGACCATTAACATCCAAAGAAACAAATAGATTAACAGATGAATGTACATTTCAAGAACAAGTGCCAGGTAAGCCAAATGTTTTTAGAAATAAAATAAATTCAACAAAATTATTACAAAAAATGATGGTCGCATCAGTTGTTTTCCCAAATCTTAATGATAAAGATTTACAAGATTCATATGGAGTAATGACACCAGAAGAATTAATTACAGAAATGGTTGATGACCCAGGTGAATATAACAATTTTGGTAAATATTTAAATGAATTAAACGGTTTCAATGAAGGGATAAATGAAAAGGTTGAAGAAGCAAAAAACTAATAAATGAAGACAATGAAGCATCTTATGCTTATTATTGTCTTCATAAATTTCATTGGTTACCTTCAAAATTTAATGATTTAGATATTAATGAAAAAGCATTTGTTATTGCAGCAATTCAAATAAAATCTGAAAAAGAAAAGAAAGAATCTGCAAAAATAAAAAATAAAAGCAAAAAGAAATAACAAACGAAAGGAAGTGAAAAGAAATGGCAGGTATTAGTACAGCAATAGAATTGACTGATAGAATGTCATATCCATTACATTCAATTACTTCCGCTTTGGATTCAACACTAGGTGTATTTGAAGAATTTAAATCATCACTAGGACAAACTTTTGATGATTCAAAAATAAATGCTGCCAGAATTTCAATAGATGAAGCAAATGCATCTATTGATGCGATGACAGAAAATATGAATAATGCAAGTAAAGGTTCTAATAATTATAAAAATAATTTAGAAGATGCAGCAAATCAACAACAATATTTCAATAATTCATTGAATGAAGGAACAAAAGCATCATCATCCTTCTTTAATAGTTTAATGGGATTTAGTGTTGTTCAAAAATTATTAAGTCTTGTAACTAGCCAATTTGGTAGTGCCATAGATAGATTGGACACGATGAATAATTATCCAAAAGTAATGTCCAATCTTGGAATAAGTTCAGAACAAGCAAATGCATCAATACATATGTTAAGTGAAAATTTAAAAGGACTACCAACTACATTAAATGATGCAGTTAGTTCAGTTCAAAACTTTACAAGTGTAAATGGAAGTGTTGGAAAAAGTACAAAAATGTTTTTAGCATTAAATAATGCAATTCTTGCTGGTGGTGGAAGTACACAAGTGCAACAATCAGCTTTGGAACAATTATCACAATCATATGCAAAAGGAAAACCTGACATGATGGAATGGCGAACAGCAATGACAGCAATGCCAGCTCAATTAAAACAAGTAGCACAAGCAATGGGATATGTAAGTGCAAATAAACTTGGTGAAGATTTAAGAGCAGGTAAAGTTAGTATGACAGATTTTATGGATACTTTCATCAGACTTAATGAAGAAGGTGCAAATGGATTCCAAAGTTTTGAACAACAAGCAAGAAATGCTACTGGTGGTTTTGCAACATCTATTGCAAACATGAAATCAGCAGTTACAAGGGGAATTGTTTCAATGATTGAAGGAATTAACACTGGAATGACAAAAGCAGGTTTTGGAACAATTCAAACTTCAATTCAAAATTTAGGAACAAATATTGAAAAAATGCTTAAAAAAGTTGGAAATACAGCAGGTAATATAATTACATTTTTATCACCAGCATTACACCTAATTCAACAAACAGCTGAATTTATAGGTTCAAATTGGTCAATTATAGCACCAATAGTAACAGGAATAGCAGTTGCATTTGGATTATATAATGCAGCACTTGGAATTCATGCAGTTTGTGTTGGAATTAGTACCGCAGCAGAATGGTTACATAGTATTGCAACTTATGCACAAGCAAAAGCATTATTAGCAAATGTAAGTGCAAATTTACTTGCCACAAGTTCTGAATATGCTTTGGCAGTTGCAACAGCACAAGCAACAGTTGCACAAACTGGATTTAATACAGCATTATTAGCAAGTCCAATTACATGGGTTCTTTTAATTATAATTGCTATTATTGCAGCAATATATTTAGTTGTTGCAGCAATAAATAAAATCACAGGTTCATCAATAAGTGCAACAGGTGTGATTTGTGGGGCGATTACAGCAGCAGTAGCATTGATATGGAATTTATTTTTAAGTTTATTAGATTTAGTACTTGGGGTAATAAATGCAATGGTTAATCCATGGATTTCTTTTGCAAATTTCTTTGCAAATTTATTCAATGACCCAATTGGAGCGATTGTTCACTTATTTGGTGATTTTGCAGACAGTATCCTTGGTGTAATTGAAACAATTGCAAAAGCACTTGATAAAGTTTTTGGTTCAAATCTTGCAGGTGCAGTATCAGGATGGCGAAGTGGATTAAGTGGAATGGTTGAAAAAGTTGCAAATCAATATGGAAATGGTTCATATGAAAAAGTCGCAGAAGAATTAAATTTAAGTTCTGAAAGTCTAGGTTTAAAAAGATGGGAATATGGCGATGCGTATAATACAGGTTATAATTTTGGTGCAAACATTGAAAGTTCAATTGGAAATTTAGGCAGTGATTTAAAAAATACAATGGATAGCACATTTGCAAATTTAGATATGGACACAGTACCAATGGATGTAGCAAATACAGCATCAAATACTGGAAAAATCAACGACAAATTAAGTGCAACAGAAGAAGATTTGAAATATTTAAGAGATTTAGCAGAACAAGAAACAATTAACAGATTTACAACAGCAGAAATAAAAGTTGAAATGAATAATAACAATAATATAAATTCAGAAATGGACATTGATGGTGTTGTAGATTATTTGGCTAGTGGTGTAAATGAAGCCATGGAAAAAGCAGCGGAAGGGGTGCATGAATAATGTATTATTTTTATTTAGATAAAATATTATTACCTGTTACACCTTCAAAAATGTCAATAAAAATAAAAAACAAAAATAAAACTTATGTTGAAATAAATGAAGGTGAAATTAACATTTTAAAAAAAGCAGGATTAACAGAAATTGAATTTGATGCTATGATTCCAAATGTTAAGTATCCTTTTGCTACTTATAAAAATGGATTTCAAAATGCTCAAACATTTCTTGAAGCAATAGAAAAATTGAAGACAAATCAAAAACCTTTTCAATTTATTGTTTCACGAACATATCCAAATGGAAAAGGATTATTTAATACCAATATTAAAGTATCTCTTGAAAATTACACTATTAAAGAAGACCAAAAAGAAGGAATGGATATTGTTGTTAGTTTTAGTTTGAAACAATATAAGGATTTTGGAACTAAAATTTGTAAAATAGAATTTCCAAAAACTCAAAAACCAGTGGCAAAAACACCAGCACCTACAAGACAAACAGTATCATCACCAGCACCTACAAATCAAAATAAAACTTATACGGTTGTTAGGGGTGACTGTTTATGGAACATAGCAAAAAAATTTTATGGAAATGGAAGTCAATATACAAAGATATATAATGCAAATCGTAATAAGATAAAAAGACCAAATTTAATATATCCAGGTCAAGTATTGACAATACCAGCATAATAAGGGGGGTGCATGTTATGGCTTATGAATTATTAATTCAAAATGGAAATAATGTGTATCAACCTGTTGTGACTGGTGAAATTACCTGGAAAACTGAAAGAAAAAGTTATCCAGGTGAATTACAATTTGACATTGTAATGGATGATACAATAAAAAATATTACAGAAGGTAATGCAGTAAGATTAAGAAAAGATGGAAAAAACATATTTTTTGGGTTCATTTTTTCTAAAAAAAGAGATAAAGAAAAGATTATTTCAATTACAGCATATGACCAATTAAGATATTTTAAAAATAAAGACACATATGTCTATGAAAACAAAACAGCAGGGGAACTTGTAAAAATGTTAGCAAATGATTTTAATATGCAAACAGGAACAATTGAAAATACTGGATTCAAAATTCAATCAAGAGTTGAAGAAAACACAACATTATTTGATATGATTCAAAATGCAATAGATTTAACAGTTCAAAATAGAAAAGAATTATATGTATTATATGATGATTTTGGAAAGGTAGCATTAAGAAACATTGCATCAATGGTGTTAGATTGTTTAATTGATGAAGAAACAGCAGAAAATTATGATTATAAATCAACAATTGATGAAGAAACATATAACCAAATTAAACTTACAAGAGAGAATGACAAAACAGGAAAAAGAGATGTATATATGGCAAAAGACTCATCAAAAATAAATGAATGGGGTGTTTTACAATATTTTGATACTTTACAAGAAGGGGAAAATGGACAAGCGAAAGCAAATGCATTACTTGAATTATATAATAAAAAACAAAGAAATCTTTCAATAAAAAATATGATTGGTGATGTAAGAGTAAGAGCAGGATGCATGATACCAGTAAAATTAAATTTGGGCGATGTTAGTTTATTAAAATTAATGCTAGTTGAAAAATGTACACATAAATTTAGTGAAAGTGAACATTTTATGGATTTAACACTTAAAGGGGGTGAATTTGTTGCTTGACGTAAATGATTTATTAAATACAATTAAAAAAGCTGCAAATGAAGCGGTTGAAGCATCAAAACCTGTTGCAATTTTATTTGGTAAGGTTTTAAATGTTTCACCACTTGAAATAAATGTCGAACAAAAAATGATTCTACATCCAGCACAATTAGTTTTAACTAGAAATGTAACAGATTATTTAACAGATGCAACAGTTGCATGGTCATCAAATGATACACAATTAAATGCAAATCACACACATAATATTGATGGAAATATATCTGTTGATTCAAATGCAACAATTAACCCAAATCCTGATAACGAACAAATCACTATTTCAAATGAAATAAGCAATAACATGTCAATTTCACAAAAAAACATAAATTTGACACATGCACATTCAATCACAGGAAGAAAAAAAATAATAATACATAATGGATTAAAAATTGATGATGAAGTTATTTTATTAAGAATGCAGGGTGGTCAAAAATATATTGTAATAGATAAGGTGGTGTAAAATATGATACCAAGTGGAAATAATATATTAACAACTGAAATTGAAGTTGAAGAAGAATCAAGTAAAAATTATAAAATGTTTTTCACAGAAAAAATTATCAATGGAAAAGTTGATGAACTTGAAGCAATGAAACAAGTAATTTATAAAATATTAAATACCGAAAGATACCAATATATAATTTATTCTTGGAATTATGGAATTGAAACTTCTGATTTATATGGCGAACCAATTTCTTATGTTTGTCCTGAAATTGAAAGAAGAATCACCGAAGCATTACTACAAGATGACCGAATTGAATCTATTGATTCATTTGAATTTGATTATTCAAAAAAAGGAATTTTAATTGTAACATTTTGTGTTCACACAATATATGGAGATATTAAAGAAGAAAGGGCGGTGAATTATTAATGGCTTATGAAGATATTACATATGAAGTAATTTTACAAAGAATGTTGGACAGAGTACCAAACAATATGGACAAAAGGGAAGGTTCAATTATATATGATGCATTAGCACCAGCAGCAGTTGAATTACAGTTAATGTATATTGAATTAGATACAATTTTACAGGAAACATTTGCAGACACAGCCCAAAGAGATTATTTAGTAAGAAGGGCAATTGAAAGGGGAATACAACCATTTGAAGCAACTTATGCAACTTTAAAAGGTACATTCACACCTTCTTCATTAGAAATTCCAATTGGAGCAAGATTCAATTGTAATGATTTAAATTATATTGTTATTTCAAAAATTCAAGATGGGGAATATCAATTGAAATGTGAAACTTTGGGGATAGATGGAAATACTAATTTTGGTAATTTAATTCCTATTGATTATATTCAAGGATTAGAAACAGCAAAATTAACAGAATTATTAATTCCTGGTGAAGATGAAGAAGATGTGGAATCATTAAGAGACAGATATTTTTCATCATTTGAAACTAAACCTTATGGTGGAAACAAAAAGGATTATATTCAAAAAACTAATGCAATAGCTGGTGTGGGTTCAACAAAAGTTACACCAATATGGCAAGGTGGGGGAACAGTATTATTAACAATTTTAAATTCAGAATTTAACAAAGCAACTAATACCTTAATAAAAACAGTCCAAGAAGAAATTGACCCAACACAAGATGGTTCAGGACTTGGTATTGCACCCATTGGTCATGTTGTAACAGTACAAACAGTTGAAGAAGTTCCAATTAATGTGAAAGCAACATTTGGATTTGATGAAGGATATAATTTTAATTCATTAAAAACAACAATACAAAATGTAATAAGTAAATATTTGCAAGATTTAAGAAAAAATTGGGCAAATCAAACCAATACTGTTGTTAGGGTTAGTCAAATAGAAACAAAATTACTTCAAATTGAAGGAATTGTTGATATTCAAAATACAAAAATAAATAATTCAACAACAAACCTAACATTGACAGAATATCAAATCCCAACTTTTGGGGGTGTTAGTCAATGATTAGAGAAGTAGAACTATTGAATCATCTTCCACTATTTATTCAAGAATATAGAGAAATAAGGGAAATAATGAAAAGTGAAAATCCCGAAATTCAATCATTAGAAGATGAAACAGAAATAATATTTAATAACCAATTTATTCAAAGTTGTAATTTAAAAGGAATTGCAAAATTTGAAGAATTAATGAAAATTACACCTGAAATAAATGATACATTAGAATCAAGAATTTCAAGAGTATTATCAAGATGGAATGATACAGCACCATATACATTTATTGTTTTATGTCAAAAATTAGATGTATTATGTGGAAAAGATAATTATGAAATTGAAAAAAAATTTAATGAATATAAAATGAAAATTACTACACATCTTGAACTACCTGGACAAGTTGATGAATTGGATTATATACTTGATTATATGATACCAGCTAATATTGATTTGACATCTGAAAATAAAATATTTTTAAATATGACAGATGGTACAACAAGAATTGCAAGTGGTATTGTATTTTGTAATTATATAGAAATTACAGATAACTTCAAAGAAAATTTGAATATAAATAATGATTCAAAATATGCAGGTGGTGTAACTGATACTTTAACAATAGAAATTACAGATAACTTTAATGAAACATTTAATATTAAAGGTGAAAATAAAATTGGGTCAAATGTTAATTTGACAGAAATTATTTAAAAGAAAGGATGAAATAAAATGGCTGAATTTAATAAATTAACAATAACAAATAAAGGTCAAGCCTTAATGGCGAAATTAATTGCAGGAAAAACAACTGTTGAATTTACAAAAGTTTCTTCATCAACAAATGTTTATACAGAAGCACAAATACTTGCTTTGACAAGTTTAGCAAATATAAAACAAACAGTAAAAATATCAAAAATAACAAGAACAAATAATGTTGCAGTTCAAATTGAAGCAGCAATGGAAAATTCTAATTTAACAAGTGGATATAATATGAATTCTATTGGATTATATGCAAAAGACCCTGATGAAGGTGAAATATTATATGCAGTTGCTAGTGTTGCAACAACTGATAAAGGTGCATATATGCCACCTTTTAATGGATTAAGTGTTTCAGGTGCATTTTTAAAATTAACAACAACTGTTTCAAATTCAAATAATGTATCACTTACTGTTGACCAAGCAGCAACAGCAACAGTGGGAGATATTGTTGATTTACAAAAACAAATTTCAGATTTACAAGCATTTATTGGATATGTTGATGACCATATTTTTGGTGTTGAAGTTGATTTTACAAATAAAAAATTTACAAGATTAGCTGGTGCTTTTGGAAAAACTGGTGGAAGTGCATTTGATAATGTTCATTGCTTTGGTGGTAGAAAAAGATGTAATGTTACTGATACTGGAAAAGTTGTTGCATATTATGGTGATGCAGCATTCACAACTACTGGTGCATTAACACAAGCAGTTACAATTGAAGAAGGAAGAAATGCAGGTACATATCCAGTTGGAACAAAAGTACAAGTTATGGTTGAACAACCAAAATTTTATTATAAAGTAGTTCCTTTATTAACAGATATAATAACAGAAGGTGAAAATCATGGACATCATATGAGAAAAGCAAGATATTATGTATGTGATGAACCTGAACCAGGATTTAAACTTCATCCTGCATTTATAAGAAATGGTAAAGAACATGATTATATATACAGGGGTGCATTTGAAGGTTCATTATATGATGCATCTGCTAATGCATATATACTTGATGATGCACAAGTTGCAGATTTTGCAAATGACATGTTATGTAGTATTGCAAATGCAAAACCAATGTCAGGATTAACCCAAAATCTAACAAGAGCAAACACAAGAAAATTAGCACAAAAAAGGGGAAATGGTTGGGAACAAGATTATATAGCATCAGTTTCTGCAACACAATTATTAATGCTTATTGAATATGCAACTTTCAACATGCAATCTGCAATTGGAAATGGTGCAGTAAGTAAAACAGATGATGGTACATCTAATATGGCAGAAAATACAGGTGCAACAATATCACTTGGAAATACATCAGGTGTTGTAACTAATGCAAATGGAATTCAAATTGTTTCATATCGTGGTGAAGAAAATCCATGGGGAAATATTTGGAAATGGATTGATGGATTAAATATTCAAAATCCAACACCATTTGCAGCAGGTCAATATGGAAAAACATATGTAGCAGACCATGGATTTACGGATGATACAAGTGCATCACCTTATGAAGAAACAGGAATTTGTCCATCTTTTGGTGAAGGATATATTTCAGCATTTGGATATAATGAAAACTTTGATTGGTTATTTATACCAACAGAACACAATGGAAATAGTTCAACACCTGTTGGTGATTATGTATGGAATAACAATCCAGGTTGGAAGGTTGCTCTTCTTGGTGGTTATTGGTCTGGCGGTTCTGCGGCTGGTGCTTTCTGTTGGTTTCTTAATGGTGCTACTTCTTATCGTTATCGTCATATCGGCGGTCGCCTGGTGTATGTACCTGATGCTGCTTAATGTAAAATAATTAAATAATATATGGGCGAAATGTGCTGATATACCATTATCACAGTAGAAAATTAAAAAAGGTTTTAATTATCACCAGTTACTCATCTTGGTGGTAATTGGTCTGACGGTTCTGCAGCTGGTGCTTTCTGTTGGATTCTTAATAATGCTACTTCTAATCGTAATCGTAATATCAGCGGTCACCTAGTAAATGCTAAACATGTGAAAATTTTCGCCCTGCCACTTGGCAAAATATAAAAATACAATGAACTATATTAGTAAATTTGAGAAATCAAAAGGTGAAAGTTTAGTTTGTAAATGCATACAAAGAAAGAAGTGCAAATTATGAAAAGATACGGAAATTTATATGAAAAAATTTGCGATTTGGATAATTTGAAACTTGCACATAAAAATGCACAAAAGGGTAAAGGATGGTATAAGGAAGTAAAAGAAATTAATGCTAATCCTGATTATTATTTGAAAAAATTACAAAATATGCTTATAAATAAAATTTATAAAACTTCTGAATATGAAACATTTATGAAGAATGATACAGGGAAGGAAAGAAAAATTTATAAATTGCCATATTATCCTGATAGAATTGCACAATGGGCAATATTACAAGTAATTGAACCAATACTTGTTAAAAATTTTATTACTGATACTTATTCAGCAATACCAGGAAGGGGAATACATAAAGCATTACACAGAATTGAAAAAGCAATTCAAACAGATGTGAAAGGTACACAATATTGTTTGAAAATTGATGCCAAAAAGTATTATCCATCAATAAATCATGAAATATTAAAAAATAAGTATAGAAAATTGTTCAAAGATAAAGATTTGATTTGGTTACTTGATGAAATTATTGATTCAACACCAGGTGATACAGGAATACCAATTGGAAATTATATTTCACAATATAGTGGTAATTTTTATTTTTCTTCATTTGACCATTGGATAAAAGAAGAAAAGCATATTAAATATTATTTCAGATATATGGATGACATAGTTATATTAGCCGAATCAAAAGAAAAATTACATCAATTAAGAAAAGAAATTGATGTATATTTTAAAACAAAATTAAAATTAAAAATTAAAGAAAATTGGCAAGTGTTCCCAACATTTGTAAGGGGAATTGATTATGTAGGATATAGAACATTTTTAAATTACAAGTTATTAAGAAAATCAACTTGCAAAAATTTTAAAAGTAAAATGAATAAAATTAGAAATAAAATAAAAAGTGGTAATGAAATTAATTATTCAGAATGGTGTTCAATCAATTCTTATAAAGGATGGTTAATTCATTGTGATAGTTATAGATTACAAAAGAAATATATAAAACCACTTGAATTTCATTCTAATCAATATTATTTAAAAAATATAAAAAGGAAGGGTGAAAAGAAATGATAAATCATGGTAAAGTTAGAAGTACAATAAAACCTGAAAAAATGGTGATTGATGAATATTCTGTTTGGATTTCTGAAAATATCAATAAAATAGAAGTAGAAAGTGAAAATTCAGATTCAAATGAAAAAATAGAAATGTATGAATATGATTTAATTCAATACACCAAAGATGAATATATTGAAATGCAATCAAATCAAATGACAGATGTCGAAATGGCTTTGGTTGAAATTTATGAAAGTTTGGGGGTGTAATCAATGGCAAAAATATATGCTAACCTTATAAAAAAAGGATTGAAAACAATTGATGATGTTCCTGATAAATTAAAAAAAGCTGTAAAAAAGATTTTGGATGAAGAAACATCAGAAGAATAAAGTTACATTACTTATGAAATAAATACCCATATAAACAAAAATATAAGTTTATATGGGTATTTTCATAAGCAGATAAAGGGGTGAAAATAGAATTGGAAAAAATATCAGTAATTATAATATCTATTGCTACTTTTTTAAATGCAATATCAGTAATTGTAACATTCATTGGAAAAGCTAAAAAACCAGTAGATAATGCAGTTGATAAAAAGTTTAAAGAAGCATTAGAACCAGTCAGTGAAAAACTAGATAATATGAATCTTGATATAAAAAAATTAGATAAAAATCAATGCATGAATTATTTAGTTGAATTTATTGAAGATTCAAAGAATGGCATTTCAAAAGATGACATTCAAAAGAAAAGAGCTAGTGAAGTTTTTGACCATTACACCCAAGATTTACATAGCAATTCATATATACATGCTGGGTGGGAAAAATATGTGAAATAAGGGGGTGAAATTATGAAACAAGCATGGAATGATTTGAAAAGTTTTATAACAATTTCTATGATAATTTTATTATTCATAATTGTTATAGCAAATTTATTTGGTGCAACACTTGCTGAAAATTTACTTATACTTATTACTAATTTAATAACAGCGGTATTTACTTATTATTTTGCAAAACAGAAAAAAGAAGATGACAATGACAATGACAATGACAATAATAATTTATAAAAAGAAAGGATGATTTTTATGGAAGAAAACAAAGATATTGTATTAACAGAAGAAATGGAACAAGAATTTTCAAATGGAAAAGGAGATGAAGAATAATGGGATTTTCAAGTTTAATAAGAAGTCAGGTGTTAGCATCTGCAAATAATTATACAAATGGAAGAAAAGGACATAAAATTTGTAAAATTACACCACATCATATGGCTGGTGTATTAAGTGGTGAACAGTGTGCAAGAATTTTCCAAAATCCAAATAGACAAGCTAGTGCAAATTATTGTATAGGAAATGATGGTGGAATAGTAGGTTGTGTAGATGAAAATAATAGAGCATGGACATCAAGTTCAAGTTCAAATGATTGCCAAGCAATAACAATTGAAGTTTCAAATTGTGAAATTGGTGGCAAATGGAAAATTTCTGATGCAGCTTGGAATGCATTGATAAAATTATGTGTTGATATTTGTACAAGATATGATTTTAAATTGACATATGATGGAACACCAAATGGTTCATTAACAAGACACAATATGTTTGCAAATACTAATTGTCCAGGTCAATATTTACAAGGTAAATTTCAAGAATTAGCAAACACAGTAAATTCAATATTAGAAGGGAATTCATCTGTACCATCAACACCATCTAATGTAAGCAAATCAAATGAAGAAATTGCAGCAGAAGTTATTGCAGGTAAATGGGGAAATGGTGATACAAGAAAAATTGCCCTTACTAATGCAGGTTATGATTATAATACAATACAATCAATTGTAAATGCAAAATTAAGTGGAAATTCAACAACATCAAAGCCAAAATTAAAATCCATAGATGAAATTGCAAAAGAAGTTATCGCAGGACAATGGGGAAATGGACAAGATAGATTTAATAGATTAGCAGCGGCAGGTTATGATGGTAATGCAGTTCAAAATAAAGTTAATGAAATTTTAGGTGCAAAATCTGTAACATCAAATAAAAAATCAAATGATACAATTGCAAATGAAGTCATAAAAGGATTATGGGGAAATGGTACAGAAAGAAAATCAAGACTTCAAGCAGCAGGTTATGATTATAATACAATACAATCAATTGTAAATGCAAAATTAAAATAAATTTTTTTTTAAAATCATGTTACTAACTTGTTACTAACGGTGCTATTTTTAAAGCATTTTAAAGAGTTGAACTGTTCAACAAACTCTTGAAAATACTGAAAATAGTATCTTTACAAATTATGCTTTCTTATGATATAAT